AGACGCAATAGCAATAGGTTCAGATGGTGATATTACTTTAACACAAGATTTAGAATTACAACATGATGGTGCCATATTATCATTTGGTACTAATGATGAGGTAACATTAACACATGTACACGATACAGGATTATTATTAAATGGAACTTCAGTAATTCAATTTAATGATGCTTCTCAATCTATCGGTGCTCCATCAAATGCAATATTAGATATTAATGCAACTGATGAAATAGAATTAAATGCAACCTTAATTGATATCAACGGTAATGTTGAAATTAGTGGTACTACAGCACAGGTAGGTGTTTTAACTACAACAGCTACACAGGTAGCTACTGGTGGAATTACAAGTGGTTCAAATATAGTTTCAGATACAGATTCTACTGATGACCTTGGCACAACGAGTGTTCGTTGGGCTAACTTGTTTGTAGATGCTATTACCACAACTGGAGAAATCACGGCAACAGGATTTACTGGAACATTAGATGGAATCTTAGGAAGTGGTGCGGCCGCAGCTGCAACTGTAACAACTCTTACAGGTACAACGATTACTGCACAGACTGCTTTCGTTCCAGACGCATCAGACGGCGCAGCTCTTGGTACAACAGCATTAGAGTTTAGTGATTTATTCTTGGCAGACGGTGCTGTTATTAATCTTGGAGATGATCAAGATGTAACAATTACTCACGTTGCAGACACAGGCATTGCGCTAAACTCTAAGGACATTGCAGGGGTTGCTAGTATCAACTCAGGGCAGCTTGCTGGTAGTCGTAACAAAATAATCAACGGGGCTATGGAAATAAACCAACGTGGAACCGCAGCGGTAGACGCCGATCAAAAGTTTCCCTCTGACCGTTTTAAAACAGCAGAAGCAGGTGGCGGCAATATGACTGCTCAGGTCGTAGCAGATGCCCCGGCATTTTTTAGAAATAGCATAAAAGTAATTGCATCTACCGCAGATGATTGCTCACAAGCGGCTGACGAGTATCGCATTATGCACAGAATTGAAGGTAATAATGTTGTTGACCTTTATTATGGAAACTCTGGGGCTAAAACAACTACATTGTCATTTTATGTTAAAAGTTCTTTAACAGGCGCTTTTCCTGTAAGTTTAGAAAACGCCGCATCAAATAGATCGCACGTAAAACAATACACTATAGCCCAAGCAAACACTTGGGAAAAGAAATCTATAACTTTTGTTGGAGATGAAGCAGGGACTTGGTTAATAACGAATGGCACAGGATTGACGGTAAGCTTTGTTTTAGGCGCAGGAAGTAATTACACAGGCACAATAGATAGTTGGCAAGGCTCAAGATTGTATCGTGGATCCTCTAGTGTGCAGTTTATGGCTACTGTCAACGCTACGTGGTTTGTTACAGGTGTCCAGCTAGAGGTAGGCTCTACAGATACTGAATTTGAATATAGAAGTATTGGAGATGAACTAGCGTTATGCCAACGATATTCTACAGTTGTCCACCCTGCAACATCTACCTCAGTTGGCAATGGGTTTGTCAGAACAACCACTACAGCGTATGCCTCGCGACCATTACCTGTTGTAATGAGAGCTACTCCGACATTATCATTTTCTGCTGCTGCTGATTTTGAAGTACAGTCTAGGGCAAGAGTTGATGATGCGACAGGAATGGCGACTAGTGAATGCGGCCCAGATACCATAGCTTTTGTAGCAACAATAGGTGGGGCAAACCTAGTAGTAGGAGATGGAATATATATACGAGATAATATAGGCGATGGCGAAACAAGACTTGTAGCAGATGCAGAGTTATAGGAGTTATAAATGGATATAGAATCAATAGAATCAGCACAATACAACAGTGAATTCGGCAGGAATATTAACATAATAGTTACAACAACCGAGAGCAAAGAGCTTTGGGTTCCCCTAGATAACGCTAACAACGACTATGTTGCTGTATTAGCTTGGGTTGACGCAGGTAACACAATAGCGGCGGCAGACTAGTAACACTAGGATAAAGGGTGCAACCCCGAACCTTATAAATATGTAGAAAAGGGAAAAGAGTATGGCCGTACCATCAACAAAAGCTACATTAAAAACATACTGCCTTAGAGCTCTAGGTTTCGGTGTTATTGATATCAATGTTTCAGACGATCAGATAGATGACCGTTTAGACGAAGCACTGCAATATTTTGCACAATATCACTATGATGGTATTGAAAGAATGTATCTCAAACATCTCATAACATCAGCTGATGTTGCTCGCGCAAGAGGAAACTCAGACGCTATTGCAACAGATATAGTGGATACTAGCGTAACTTCAACTTGGAGTGAGGGGAATAATTGGATTCCTGTTCCAAACTCTGTTGTATCTATTACAAGAGTATTTCCATTTACTAACACAGGTGGTGGTGGTGGTATGTTTGATATTCGTTATCAATTACGATTGAACGACCTGTTTGATTTTTCTTCAACGTCTGTTATTCAATACGAAATGACAATGCAGAATTTAGATTTTCTAGAGCACATTCTTGTGGGGGAAACACCTATTCGTTTTAATCAACATCAGAATCGTCTTTATGTTGATATGGATTGGCAAAACGATGTAACTGCTGACGTAGACTATATGGTTATTGAGTGTTATCGAAAATTAGACCCAGATTCATTTACAGATATCTATGATGATATCTATTTAAAAAGATATGCAACACAACTTATTAAAAGACAATGGGGCGCAAACCTATCTAAATTCTCAGGCGTTGCAATGTTAGGTGGTGTTACTATGAATGGTGAAACAATATTCAGTCAAGCAACAGAGGAATTAGAAAAACTAGAAGAACAAATTCAATTAGCATTTGAGCTCCCAATCAATTATATGATAGGATAAGCTATGGCAATCAATTCATTTTTTCACACAAGCAATATTGCTGCGATAGCAACAGAACAATCTCTTTATAGTGATCTTGTAAAAGAAGCAATACAAATTTATGGTCATGATGTTTTTTATCTTGACCGTACATTGGTTGCAGAAGATTCTATACTAGGAGAAGATTCTCTTTCTAAGTTTACACAACAACATCCTATAGAGATGTATATTGAAGATTCTGAAGGTGGGTTTGCTGGTGAAAAGGAAATAATGAGTCAGTTTGGTTTACAAAATTTAAGCGAAGTTACTTTCGTTGTTAACAAAATAAGATTTCAAGAACTAGATAGACAGATGCAAATAGAAACCGCAACAGATACAACTTCTGGCGGTTCTATATTATTAGAAGAAGCAACAATAAGTCAGACAGGCAATTCATCTACTCTGACAACTGCATCAGGAGATTCTAGTTTCTACATTATACAAGATACCTCTGCGACAGATGCAGATAGACCAAACGAAGGTGATGTAGTATATCACCCTGTACTTGATAAAATGTTTCAAGTTAATTTTGTAGACCACGATGAGCCATTTTATCAACTAGACAACAATCCAGTTTATAAATTGAGATGTCGTCTATATGATTATAGTTCAGAAGTTATCGACACAGGCATTGCAGACATTGATGCAATTGAAGATGAATTAAGTGTTGACAGACTTCTGTTCCAATTTACTTTGGAACAAGGTACTATTGTTGGTCAAGCATTAACTACAGATAATAATTTTTATACAGTTGATAATACTGATGTTACTACCGATAGAACGACAGTTAGTACAGACCCACGATCTCTTGGAGAGAGCATTATGCTTGAAAATTCAGCTGATAGTGGTGACACGCATTACTTATTACAAGAAGATGCTAAATCTGTTGGAGATTATTCGACAGATAAAACTGCACAGAATGAATTGTTTAGCGCACAAAGTGCCACAGTTTTGGACTTCAGTGAATCCAATCCATTTGGTGATCCTAAATGATTATAAATAGTATTAGGAGAATTTAATGGCAAATCAATCACTTGGATTAGGCAGTGCTGCAAATGACGGAACAGGGGATACTTTACGAGCAGCCTCCGATAAAATTAACGATAACTTTTTAGAGATTTATACTTTAATTGGTGACACATCGTCGTTAACCAGTGGCATCAGTGCAACTGCATCAGTAGTAACTTTAACTGCTCCAACAATTACAGGTGTAGTTGGTGGAACGCAAACTTCGGCAACGATTACAACTCTTGCTACTACAACAGTAAACGGAACTACTCTTAATGGTGGAACTCTTGCATTAGCTGCTGGTTCTATTACAGATAGTTCTGGTGCAATTTCCTTTGGTAATGAAAATCTAACAACAACAGGGACAATTACTGGCGCTCTTGCTACAGCTGCCCAAACTGCAATTACTTCAGTGGGAACACTAACTGCACTTCAAGTTGATAAT